CCATTACTGTTGTAAGCCCAACAGCCGCTAACTTGAAAGCTCAAGTTGTTGGTGCGGGAACGGCTGGAACTGCTGATGCTGGCGTTTTGAGCGTCCAGGGCATCAACAATGCAACTCCGCTAAACGTCAGTAATTTGGCTCAGACTGGTATTGTCGTCAACTACCAAACTCAGGCTTCTTTGGCAAATGCTTCGACAGCCACATTGTCCTACACGGTTACTGCCGGTAAAACTCTGTATCTCAAGGGGATCATGGCTTCTTCTTCTGGTGCGCCTTGCAAGGTTATCGTAGATTACGGTGCCGGGCCGACTATAGCCGCAGTTGGTTTCTACTCAGCTTCTATGCCATTTTTGGCAATAGATTTCATCCAACCACCTGCCATTACAGCTTCAACTGTTGTGAATATCAAAATTCAGAACAATGCTGGTGCTGCTCAGGACATTTATTGCACCTTAATGGGCGAAGAACGAGTGTAATTCGTAGTCTCAACTTAGGCCCCGCAGATCGAAAGGTTTGCGGGGCCTTTTTTTTGTTTTTGCAGAAAGCGAACTCTATATAAAGTTGATATGCCAGACCTAACAAGAATACAAAACTCACAGCCTGTGCAACTTATTGACGCAACCGACCTTTTGGTTTGCGATATATCAACGGTTTCTCCATCAGGCACCGAAAGCGGACTAATTGTCCGAACTTTGCCGTCCGGCACCCATACGGTCGTAGGGACGACCACGGCAGTTCCAAGCGGTACTTATACGGTCGCAGGAACCACCACCGCAGTTCCAAGCGGCACATACACGGTTACATCTACATCTATGACCATTGTGCCATCTGGCACACAAGCTGTTTCTGGGACTGTCACGGCAACTCCAACAGGAACTTATACGGTGGCTGGGACGGTTACTGCCGTTCCAAGTGGCACTTATACGGTTGACACTCTGGGGTCGGCGACCTCAACATTGAGCAATGTTACCGTCACAAACGGTGTAAGTATTCAATTATTGGCAGCAAATTCTGGTAGACTTTTGGCGACATTTTTCAATAGTGGTGCCAACTCTGTTTACATAAAGTGGGGTACTGCTGCGAGTGCAACAAGTCACACAATACAATTATTCACTAATGGTTTTTACGAAATGCACGTTCCTGTATACACAGGAGCGATAGAGGCTATTTCTTCAACTGGAACAAACACTATTCGAGTTACGGAGATTTAAGCCATGCCAGTATACTATCCAGCAAGTACCGGCACAACTGTCTACAACGTATCCGTAGAGGTTGACTTCGGCGCTCCTGGCGCAACCGAAGATGGAGCCACCAAAGCAATTGTCTCTGCGACATGGGTGACATCCACAACTAAACTTATTGTGTCTCCTTCCGGGGCCGCAACAGCAGATCATGATCCAGAGGATTATGTGTTGGAAGGCGTCTTTGGCGTGCCTGATCTTATCGTAGATGGGGTGGGTTTTACATTGAGAGCAGGATGCAGTGACACTACATTCGGAAAATACAATTTCAACATAATCGGAGTTTAAGATGAGCGTAGCAATTAAGAGTGGTGCCAGCAGCGATATGCTGACAGTCGATCCAACAAGCAATGCTGGTCGTGTGAGTCTATACGACGGGACCGGCACCAATATGGCCTATGCCCACGGCGACCAACCAACTACGCCAAGAGGCGTTATGGTCCTTGGGTTAAATGATGAGGCGGTGCATCCAATCCGAATGGATAGAATCGGTAGCTTGGCTATGGCCACTCACACCATGTTGTTGCACGATTCTTTTGAATCAACTGTCACCAACCCTCAGCGTTGGCTTATCACCAACACGACGATGGCTGCTACACAGGCCACAATAACCGGCCTCCTGTTTAACTCTGGTAATATCACCACGGTTACAACTGGCTACATGATTAAGTCCTCATCGACTTTCATAAAGAACCAAAGATCGCCACTCCAGGCCAAGTTCAGACTCAGACTTAATCACTTCAACAACTCAGTTATGGAGTGGGGATTTGGAGATGCAGCTACGTTCAACGGTGCTAACACCACGGGTGCTTACTGGCAGGTGACGGCTTCCGGTGTAGTACAACCTGTCGTGACCTTTAACAGCGTTGACATTACAGGTACGGACATTAGAAGCTCCCTCAACACTGTAAACTACTACACATTCGACGTTATCATGGATGATGATGAAGCAGTGTTCGTGTGCCAAAATACATCGAATGGTAAGATTATTTCTGAACAATCCATCAAGTTGCCTTTGACTGGTGCTAGATTGTTGAGTTCTAGTCAGATTCAGGTCATGGCACGTCTTTACAACACAGGTGTTGCCCCATTGACCGCCCCTCAGTTGATCCTGACGGACGTTTATTCTTTGTCGCTGGACAACTGGACAAATAAAACTTGGTCGCAAGTTAACGCATCCAACTATAGGGCCAACCCTACTCACCCATTCACGGGTGCGCAGATAACTAACTATGCCAACTCTGCTGCTGCTACTTCGGCAACCTTGTCCAACACGGCTGCTGGCTATACAACCCTGGGTGGTTTGTGGCAGTTTGCTGCTGTTGCTGGTGCCGTTACTGACTACGCATTGTTTGGCTTTACTGTTCCTACAAACTCCAACTTAGTCGTTACGGGCATCGACATTGAAGCGTATAACACGGTGGTTGCCGTTGCTACCACTCCACACTTGTTGGTTTGGGGTGTAGGCGTAGGTTCAACTGCTGTTTCTTTGGCAACCGCCACAGTCAACCGCATTCCCCTCGGAGTGCAGAGTTTTCCCGTGGCTGCTGCTGTTGGTGCTTCTGCACAAAGAATATCGAAAATTTTCACAACACCGCTGGTCGTACCATCAGGTCGTTTCTTCCATATCATTCTCAGAATGCCTGTAGCGACAAACACCGCCACTCAGGTTGTTGCTGGCATGGTAACTGTCGATGGATACTTCGATTAACAGGAGATAATATGTTCGAGATACATGATTTAGAATCAGAAAGAGAAGCAAACAGAATTTTGAACACAGGAAATGAAATGTTCAAACATTTACTTAATTTCCATAAAGACCAGCGAGATAAGTTTTGGTTAAAAGATGGCATTTCAAGAACCAAAGAAGAGTTACAAACAATTTGTAATGTCATGGACACAGTACGAATTGGTCAGTCCTCAGAAGCATTCAATTTTCGTGCAGCAATTGTTCAGATTGTTTTGACGATAGACCCTACTTGTTTGCAGCCGGAAGAATATCTGTCGCCTTATCCGTTCACCATTGTTAACGGCTGTGTATTGTTCACATAAAGCTCAAGAGTTGCTGGGCCATTCGCTCCCAGGTATATTCAGAAAGTAATTTAGCCCCTTGCAACCCAAGGGGCTTTATTTTTGCCCGATGGTTATATGCCCAATCAAGTTTGTCTATTGCAGAGTCTATATTCGGTTCTTCCCATTTACTGACAACTTGTCCGTTTTCCACGAGATCGCATATTCCGCTGTTCTCTAAAGCGATGCCAGTTTTATCTGAAATCAAATCTCGCTGGCCCGTACCGATAGTGGCAATTGCCGGTTTGCCGCACGCCATATATTCCATCATGACCAAATTGGTTCCGGCTTCACATCGGCTGGGAAACATGCCCACATCGGTATTCTGATATATCTGAGCCATCATGAAGTTGGGCATATTCGGAATCATGATGACCCGATTCATATCCACTCCGCTCTCCTGAAGGGCTTTTACGCCTGATTCGTCCGTATATGGGTTCGTCCAGGCACAAACCAATTTGACATCAGGATAACGATCCTGGAGGATTTTATATGCCTTCAGGGTAATATCCTGACCTTTTCGGTGTTCAAACTTGCCGCCTGAGAAAACCATGAAGTCATCCAAGAACAATTGTTTTTTGGATCGAGACTTATTGAATATAAGCGGATCAATGCCTTGAAGAACAACTTGTGACTTTACACCATACTCTTCCAGTAGTTCTTTACACCATACTGAGCCTGCTACGATCACGTCGAACTTCTTCGATCTGAGAGCGAGGGCGGTAGGGATTTTTCTATCGGCGAAAGTGATGGCGATTTTGCGTGAGCCGTTGAAATCACCCAGATAATCCGACAAGTCGTGCTGAATGGCTTGGACCAAGGGATGTTGTGTTTGGGACTTCAGATAATCTAAATTTGTGAATTCGCAAGATTTGAAATAAGCCAATTCAATTGGGTTTCTTGTTGCAGTCGGGTTGTTGAGTTCACAAGAGACGTATCGGATTTTTGTTTTTTGCGAAAGTTCCCTAGCAAGATTGGTCGAGCAGACGCCCCAGCCACTATTGAAGTTGCACGGCAAAACAAGAAAAATCATAGATTGAATCCAAGGATGGTCGCCTCAAAATCACAGCCAACATTTGCTTGATGGATGACCCTCAGTACAATAGTGTCGCCTTCAAGAATTTGGAACGGAGACATGGCATAGGTCATTTGAACTGTGAGGTTGGCCACAGAGCTTCTGCCTGCCAAAACAGGGTTGCTTGCCACATACAGCTTAAAGAGGGCATTGGCGTTGCCCGATGCCACAAACCCAAGGAAATTGAAGGTTTTACCAGCAGGAACAGTGTATGTGGTGACTGTTGTTTCGGTGTTTGTAGGAACCAAAGTTGTTAGATTGAAAACAGTGATCGAATCGCCTGAATAGGCCATGACAGGCCGAGTAACCATTCCAAACTCTGAACCTGTTGGCGAATTGGAAATGGCGGGAACAATATCATCAATTCCCTCTCCTGTGATGACTACTCTGGGTCGCTTACGAAGTGTAGGCGCAGTGCCGTAAACGACACCTGTTTCATCCATTGTGTCGCCGCCACTCCCTGGGTTCAAAATTGTGAAGTCGTCAGACATTATTTACCTCTCCTTGTATTTAGCCTCGCTGCTTCGATATGTGCAAGGAATAGAAACTTCACTAGATTCTCCGGCTGAAATCGGTTAACTTTCAACATCACCTGCAATTCTAGGAGAATTAGCCATGCCGACAAAATACACAGATCGTCTCAAACTGCCCGTCGAAGGCTCAGACGACATTAAATTTTCCACTTCAATTGGATTGGAAATGGCCACTGGATACGAGCGTGTTGTTTTCAACGGAAAAAATCCTTATATCGAGTTTTCAAAATCAAGGATGAACCAGGACAACATCTATGTGCCTGATACGCAAAAGTGGCGTATCGGCAATGCGGCCTCGCCGTATATCGAGTATCGAAGCAGAGATTACTGCAACGTGAAGATCATGTTGTGGAAACAAGGCGACGAGCTTACCCAAGGAATGTTTTACGTTTCGCCATTCGATTTGAAATCGGATCAAATTCCGGTTTTAATCGAACCGCTATATCGTAAACGAACCTTGCAGTCTGCCTTTATTTAGGTTTCAAACAACAAATATCTCTGGCTCGAAACAAATCATCCTGCTATTCTGATATTTTGCCAGCCATTCAAAAACAAGGAACAAACTATGCTTTACTGCTCAATTGACATTGAAACCACGGGACTCAATCCAAAAACCTGCGATATTGTCCAGTTTGCAGCCGTGATTGACGATCTGTCCAATCCACAGCCACTTGAAAAGCTCCCTAAGTTTCAGACTCATTTCACCCAGCCAACATATACTGGCGAGCCATATGCCCTGGGTATGCACCCTCAAATATTCAAGAAAATCGCCGACGCCCAAAAGAAGCGTATTGAAGAGAATGAATTCGGCGACCGATTCATGCACATTCTTGATCTGCCGTCCGCATTCAAGAACTTCTTGACTCAAAACGGTGTTCCCGAAGACCCTAAAAGCGGTCGAGTTAAGATTACTGTGGCTGGCAAGAATGCCGCCATGTTCGATCTGCCGTTCTTGAACAAGAAGCTCAAGAAGCGTTGGGGCGACATTACGATCCTGCATCGTGTTATTGATCCAGCGATCTTGTATTACCAGCCTGGGGATAAGACTCTGCCAGACTCAGCAACGTGTCTGGAACGAGCAGGAATGGCCGGAGAAGTGGCCCACACTGCACTTGAGGACGCCCTGATGGTCGTCAAACTCGTGCGACACAAGCTATTGCCAACTTAATCGAACCTTGAAACCTGCCAATCGTCATCAATAGACCTTGGCAGGATTTTCTTTTTCCGGTTCTTAAACCGGAATTCCTCTTCAGCGGCTTCCCGTGCATTGCGAGCGAGGTCTTCAAGGATTTCCTTGTCGATTTCGTTCGCAATTTCTTGCGCCATCATATCGGCCAATTCTTTTTCTTTTGATATGTTATGCCAACTCCGTAAATCTTGTGCTGCCTCTGCTGACCAAACGGCCTTTAATTTACGCTGCTGCGACACAATTTCTTGCGACACCACATTCAACACGATTTCAGGGGCATATATACTTGACATGAATTATTTTAAGTGAGGAAATGCCATGTGTTGTGGATCAAAACGGAGTGGTACAAGAGGCAGTAAATCTGGTAGAATAACCCGTGCCAGGAAGACGATACAAACTCAGGCGATAGACACAAAAAATGAGCAACACGAACATACTGAGAATAGAGAACGATTACTCGTACTTCCTGTCAGAAGACCTACAGACGAAGCACGAGATTTGGGATCGTCTGAGATTCAGGGACCGGAACTACTTCCATAACCGTGCATACAAAATGAGGAAGTGGGATGGTTATATCCAATTCTTTGCTCTCGAAACAGGGAAGTTTCTCACAGGCTTACTTCCTGAAGTCACCGCTGTTCTCAGGCACTTCAAAGTTGATTTCACTGTAGAAGATAACCGAAAAAAGACTCCTTTCCTTTATGATTCAATCGACCAAAACTTTTTGAATCAATGGCTACCAGCCACAACATTGGGTGGCGACCAAATGAAGCCAGTTATATTGCATGATTACCAAGTAGAATTGGTCAATCAAGTCCTCAAGCATCGTCGTGGAGTCATTTATGCTCCGACGAGTGCTGGCAAGGCGCAACCGCTTGATTCATTAGTTGCAACGCCTTGCGGATTTCAACGCATGGGAGATTTATCAGTAGGCGATCTAGTTCTGGTTCCGTCAGGAGGATCAGCAAAAATATCTGGTGTTTTTCCGCAAGGAAAAAAGCCTATTTTGCGAGTAACATTTTCAAATGGAGATCATGTCGATTGCTGTGAAGACCATCTCTGGATGGTCAATTCTTTATACGACCAATGGCATGGAAGAGTTTTATCTACCAAAGAGCTTATGCCAAAAGTTAAATGTCCAAATGGAGCCGCTAGATTCAATATAGACACGCCCAAAGCAGTAGATTTTGATAATCAAAAAGTGCCACTTCCACCATATTTTCTTGGTTTGCTGTTAGGCGATGGTTCTTTCAGAAGACCTGGTGGTGTTGGATTTAGCACTATCGAACCAGAAATAATAGATTACATTCAATCTCAACTTTTACCGAGCTATAAACTCAGGAAATCTAAACCTAGAAAGGGCAAGAATGCTTGCGACTACCGAATTTCCATTGGGAAAAGAGGTAAAGGTACTCCTGCAAATCCTTATGTGTCGATCATCAAAGATTTGAAACTAGATGGATTGATGTCATATCAAAAATTCGTTCCAACTCAATATCTCATCACGGACACGAACTCTCGATTGGAATTACTGCGTGGATTGATGGATACAGATGGAGAAGTTGATAAAAAAGGTCGAATCGCATTCACCAGCACTTCCGAAAAACTAGCTGATGCTGTGAAGTGGTTGGTGCATAGTCTTGGCGGCATTGCTTTTCACAGCACAGTAAAGAAGACTTACAAATATAAAGGAGTAAAAAAAACAGGTCGATTAGCACACGTTATTCGATTCACTTTGCCAGCCAACATTATGCCATTTTCTCTTGAACGAAAAATTGAAAGAGTCAAGTTAATTAGAGTGCGAAATAAAAATCGAACTATTAAAAGTATTGTTCCGATTGGGGAAAAAGAATGTCAGTGCATCATGGTAGATCACGCAGAACACCTGTATATAACTGATAACTTTGTTGTCACTCACAACACATTCATCATGCTAGGCATTCTAAAATCTATCCCGCCTGGGACGCCCACTCTTGTTTTACAAAACCGAGTGACTCTAGCCCAACAAAACTATGACGAAATAAAAAATTGGGGATTCAATAATGTAGGCACTCTTTGGGGCGGTGCAGCCAATCCAAATATCATCACTGTTGCCAGTGTTCAAAGTGTGGCCAAAATTGAAAAACTTTTGCCTAAGATCAAAGTGCTTATCGTAGACGAAATTCACGATATGATGAGTGCTTTGCCCAAAGCTGTCTATCGTCGTCTCAAGGCTTGTGATGTTCGAGTCGCAGTTAGTGCCACGCCGTTCAAATTCGGCGGCACAGACAACGTACAAAAGTTCCACGTTCGAGGATTCTTTGGCCCCATACTCAAGGTAAAGAGTGCGGCGACAGGCGTCTTAACCACTGCCGAGCTTCAAGGCAGAGGTATTCTTTCTGCCTCGAATTGCACGTTTTACCCGATCAGAGAACCAATGATTCCTCACGACATCTATATTGATGCCGTAACCAGAGGTATTGCTGAAAGTTATCACTTCCATAAAATTGTAACTAGGTTGGCCAAGAAGCAGACCGGCAGAACTTTGATCTTGGTGGATCGAATTGCTCACGGAGATGCCCTACATAACCTGCTGCCGGGAAGCCTCTGGGTTCAGGGGAAAGATACCCAGGCCACCCGAAAAGGTGTTGTTAAGCAACTTCAAAAAGACAAAGAATGTATAGCGATTGCCACACAACAGATTTTCAATACTGGCATCAACGTATTCGTTCACAATTTGATTAACGCTGCTGGTGGTCAAGCCGACCACTTGATTATCCAAAGAATGGGTCGAGGTCTTCGTACCGCTGATGACAAAGAAGATTTGAACTATTATGACTTCCTGTTTGAGATCAACGATTATCTCCAGGATCACTCAAAGAAAAGAATCAAAATTCTGACTGATGAAGGTCATGAGGTAAAAATCAAGGAGATTGATTTCTAATGGACACTCCTGATTACGAGCCAGAGTTTTACGAGAACCAAATCAAGATGATGGAGGAACGCTACTCCAAATTATTCAAGAAATGGAATCTCAGTTGGGACGCATACCACAGCTATGTCATTGAAAAACTGAGAAACAAGCGATATTGGGTGTGGTGCTATTTGTGCGGCTTCGAGAAGTTCGTGCAAGAACAAGGTGATAAACAGGGTCGCTGTAATCGCCTTTATAAAGATGCCGACGAACGCATTAGACGTATCGTCGGCGATTACTTCAAAATCCAAGATTATGTGAAATCACTATGATGAAATTCATTAAGAAAATACCATCAGTATTACTGTTTATGCTGTTGGCACTCGTGTACATCACTTGCGGCTATGTCGTTGGTTATCACCAAGGATATAAAGCAGGGCAAAACGACTACATCGTTTACATCAACAAGGTTTTAGAAAATGCCGATGTCGGCAAGGCAGATAAACCTGTTGAAGCCAAACAGCCTTAAACTTGAATTCTGATTGGTCCCTGGAAGCCTTGTAGACCTTGGGTTCCTTGGGTTCCCTGGAAGCCTTGGAATCCCTGGAAGCCTTGGAATCCAAGCAGAGCAACGCCCATACTCACATTTTGTGAGTTGGCAAACAAAGTGCCAGCATTAGAAATGTAGCTAACGCTGAAGTTATAATCACTTGCATTTTTCGTCACGCCAGTAGTAGTGTAAAAACTATACTGAGAAGCTACCGCTTCAGATGTAAAGAAAAATAAAGTGCCATTACCAAATTTATCAAGCACTCCCTGTTGACCAGAACTATTTCTATCGGTTCTCGATACGTCGATATTGGTCACAGATGCAACAGTAGCGTTATTGAATCTCAACTCTCCAGATGCCGCCGACATTACAGTGCTTGTGTTAAACACGAGCGGCAATACAAATCCAGGAGCGATAACTCCCTGGTTGCCTTGAAAACCTTGGTTTCCCTGATTGCCTTGAAAGCCTTGTCGTCCCTGAAGTCCTAAGCCTTGGTTGCCTTGCTGACCTTGAAATCCTTGATTGCCTTGGTTGCCTTGTCTTCCTTGTGTTCCTTGGTTGCCTTGTGCGCCTTGAACGCTACTTCCCTGATTTCCTTGACGGCCCTGCGGACCCTGTAATCCTCCAACGCCTTGATTGCCCTGCGATCCTTGGTTGCCTTGATTGCCAACGAAGCCTTGTAGCCCGGCTCCCTGATTTCCTTGTCGGCCTTGGTTGCCTTGCGTACCTTGATTTCCCTGTACGCCTTGATTTCCTTGATTTCCCTGAGCGCCTTGCAGACCTTGCGAGCCAGACCCTTGAAAACCTTGCGTGCCTTGGTTGCCTTGATTTCCCTGGTTTCCTTGCCGACCTTGGTTGCCTTGTGCGCCTTGAGAGCCTTGTGATCCAACCCCTTGAAAACCTTGCGTGCCTTGGTTGCCTTGAGTGCCTTGGTTTCCCTGTTGTCCCTGATTTCCTTGTGGGCCTTGCAGACCAGTAGAACCACTGATCCATTGCAATTGAGATGTGCCTTGATAGCCGATGACTTGTCCAGTCACTCCGGCTGTCGTTGGAAACGTATATTGGCTTTGAACGCCAAGAGATACGGCCTGTACATTACCGAGCGAAATGATGTTGCCCATTACAAGCAACATATCCACACCTTCTAATCCATCTCGAATTTCGATTAGCTTATTCATGCCATCCAAAAAGCTCTCGATATTCAATCCAAGTTCAAGTCTTTGTGGATGAGTTGCCACAACAACATCGTTATTGTTTACCAATAAGAAGTTGGTCGAAACGATAGGTCTTTCAACAAGTTGATAGTCATCTTTGTCAGCAAACAAAGTATTGAATGCAGAGATGAAATCATCGGCAACCAAATCAACGTCGATAAATTTATCGTGAGCAGACAGGATGGTGTCGCCATCTGCTTTAATCAGCCTGACTGATATTTGTGGTTTAATTGTTACTATCACTTTATGGCCCGCCTTATAACCCTTGATAGCCCTGGAAGCCACGAGCGCCCTGGAAGCCTTGATAACCCTGGAATCCTTGAGCGCCCTGATTTCCTTGAGCGCCAATCATGGCAATTCCCAATCCAATATTTGCCGAGTTAGAGAACAACGATCCATTGCTCGACAAATATGAAACATCAAAGTTATATTCTGTCCCATTCTTCGTTACGCTGTTGGCTTGGAAGAAGTTATATTGTGTAGCACTAGCTTCTGCCGAAAACCTGAACAAAGTGCCTGACGCCATGCGGTCCAGTACAGCTTGTTGACCAGAACCATTACGATCTGTTCTTGAGATGTCGATATTAGTAATAGATGCAAGCGTGGCATTATTGAATCGGACTTCGCCCGAAGCCGACGACATTGTTGTGCTAGTGTTGAATGTGTATGGAACACTAAACCCTAAGCCAGAAATTCCCTGGCTTCCTTGACTTCCCTGGTTTCCTTGTGCGCCTTGAACTCCCTGGTTTCCTTGTGCGCCTGCAACACCTTGATTCCCTTGCGATCCCTGATTGCCTTGCGATCCCTGATTTCCTTGGTTTCCTTGATTTCCTTGGTTGCCCTGGAATCCCTGTGCGCCAGCAGTTCCTTGATTGCCCTGATTTCCCTGGAACCCTTGATTGCCTTGGTTTCCCTGTTGTCCCTGATTTCCTTGTGCGCCCTGGTTGCCTTGAAATCCCTGTGAACCAGCAATTCCTTGGTTGCCTTGGCTTCCCTGATTTCCTTGGTTTCCTTGTGATCCTTGGTTCCCCTGATTTCCCTGATTGCCTTGAAATCCTTGCGAACCAACCGCACCAACAGAACCTTGGAACCCCTGATTTCCTTGGTTGCCCTGTGATCCTTGATTTCCCTGATTGCCTTGATTGCCTTGGAATCCTTGTGACCCAACCGAGCCTGCAAATCCCTGGTTCCCTTGGTTTCCCTGATTGCCTTGTGCGCCTTGATTGCCCTGGTTCCCTTGGTTTCCTTGAAAGCCTTGAGCGCCACTACCTGAGTTAACCCATGCCAACTGGCTCGTGCCTTGATACCCAATAACCTGCCCGGTCGATCCAACCGCTGTTGGGAACTGATATTGGCTCTGAACGCCGAGAGTGGCGGCTTGGACGTTACCGAGCGAAATCATATTGCCAGTGCGTATCAGCATATGAACTTCACTAGCGGTGAGTTCAAGGCCGTCTTTTGCCAGCATCAAATCACTGAGAGCTTGCAAAAAGCTATCGGCGTCTACTGACTCGATCTCGATATTTTGAGGGTGAGACGAAACGACGGTGCCATTCTCATCAACCACTAAATAGGTTGCTGTAAGCACTGGTTTCGTTATTACTATTGGCATTCTTTTGTTTCTCCACTCTCTTAAAGCAGCGTCAAGCAGTCGTTTTATATAGTGGAGTTCGGAAAAAATGATGCCAAATTACAATCCAGACCATTTATGGTGGCCGCTGGGTGACAATGCCCCGAAGAAAAGCAAGATGATCCCGAAGATCATTCACCAAATGTGGATTGGGGAAAATCCTCCAATGAACCTGATTAACACCTGGAAAGAGCAAAATCCTGGATGGAAGCACATATTGTGGACAGACAAAACGCTCAAGGAATGGAAGTTTCGCAATCAAGAAAAACTTGACTATATGTCTGAACCCAATGGGAAGTGCGACATAATGCGATACGAAATACTTCACCGCATGGGTGGATTTTTCGTAGACGCCGACACAATTTGCATTAGACCATTAGAAAACAAATTGTTTGAGTATGATTGCATGTCGGTTTATGAAGGGGAGAGGCAACGTGGTGGACTGATTGCCTGTGGCTTCATGGCCTGTCAGCCTCGATGTGAATTGATGAACCTCTGCATTGAGGGTATTGATAAAGTGGCAAGTCCAGCATGGTGGTATGTCGGCCCTGCCTACTTTACTCACATTGTTCAATCAAACAACTATCCCATTAAGGTGCATCCTTCACATTATTTCATTCCCAAGCATTATGCTGGGTCAATGTACAAAGGCCCTGGACCTGTGTATTGCGATCACCTATGGGGCGTAACCTATGAAGGCGGCTATGAGCGATTTGTGGGTCTTAACCCGAAGCCCGTCCAAGTTCAGCGGCCAAAAGTTCAGCGGCGTCAGCCAGGGCTTCAAATGGCTGGTATTTGCCGTCGCATGGGTATTTTATGTCAAGTCCGTCACATGCTACCGGGTCAAGCACCAGATCACTCTCAGTTGCAAGATGGTCAACCGTGTAGCCGAGTGCCAAACTCTGCAACTCAGTTAGTGAGAGAGCGATCCCTTTCTTAGCACGATCAAAGAACATCTTCCAATGTGACCAATCTGGTCGTAGCCCTCGATTCGCTGGATTGGCTAATTTTGCCGTCCAGCCAACCAGGGCTTTTTTCATGAATTGTTCTGCCGAGCGAATAGGGAAATGAGCCAAATGAAGATGAGGCGAAATCACCATATGCAATATGCCATCTCCAAAATAAACCTCATGACAACCCTCTCGCATATGCACATTCATATCCAATATCGGACCTGGAATTAAAGTCTTATGCTGGATTGGATTGATCTGTTTGTTTCGATAACAAATGTCTCTCAACACATGAGGATTCATATCTTTGGTTGGAGCGTAGTTCCACCACAAAGCAGACAGCGTGCAGGGGAAGTTTCGAGGCAAGTCGTGAGCGGCCTGTCGGATGTCTCCCACAACAAATTCATCAGCATCAATAGCCATTAAGACAGATGGCTTGTGCTTCTGTCGGACCTCTTTAAGTAACCCGGTGATTGCCTCGCCTTGAGCATGATAGAAAGAAGTTGATTGTGTTACTGTAAGGGGCAAACCTTCTTTGACCAAAGATGCAAGTGTCTCTGAAGTGCCATCTTTGCTTAGATGGTCGATAATGAATACATGATCGAATATTCTGGCATGATACCTAACGAACAACTCAATAATGTCAGATTCATTACGAACAATACTTACAATGGCACTTTTCATGGCAGCTTGATACCTTTCTTTTTCAACAGAGATTGTTGAACAAAGTTTCCCCAATGCTGCGACATGAACTTGTCATGCCAAGGCAGTATTTCCTTGCTGATGCCTCGTGACATCTTGACCAAAACATCTGGATTGTCTTTCAAGAAGACAATCTTCTCGGCACAGGCTTCAGCGTTGCGATCAATGATGAATAGATTTTTGAAGTAATCGCAATAGCCAACCTTTGTCATAATGGGGACGCACCCACATGCTGCGGCCTCGTGCAGAGTGCATGGCCCACCTTCAGAAATAGACAAGCATACGAACACCTGACATTCATTGTACAAAGAATTCATCTCTTCCGGTGTCCGCTTATTGTTGAAAGAGTCAGTAAGAAGCTCGACAAACTCGATGTCAGTTCTATGTGAAAGCAACTCTTTCACTCGTTGCCAAATTGGATAACCTTTGTGATCGAGGCGAACGATGCTAGATGAAAAGAATACCTTGAACTTTCTTTTTTGAATTGGTTTATCGTGACCAAAGACATGCAAATCCACACCATCAAATGTTGTGTAGACATTACTGAAGCCAGCTTTGGTGAAGTTCTCGTGCGCCCAGGGATTATTGACAGATAGAGCATTGAAGACGGCATATCGTCGCAAGTCATTCTTGATCAACTCCAATGGAGTGACCTCGTTCTGAGTGAGAATGATTTGCGTACCACGTTTGTTTTGATCGGCGACGAAAGAGAACCAGCGATCATAGCTTGGCACATTGTAGCCGTGCAGATGCCAGATAACATCGTACTTCTTTTTCTTCATCATATCTTCCCAATACCCATATTCCGGGGCGAGATCACGACGAGCATAGCCGATGTCTATTTCAAATTGAGGGAGATACTTTCTGTATTGATGTCCTTTGATGTCGAAGCTCCAGTTGGGAACGTCGGCCACATAAAGAACTTTGGGCTTAACAGAATAGTCAAATAAATAAGGGGGCTTTAGGTCGAATAAAGTGGTTTCTTGACTCATGAGGTTCAAAGCCTTTTTTCCTTGGAGCAGCCAAAGCTGGCGGTAATTCAAACGGGTATTCTACATCCGGCATGTGCTTATACCCTCCCATTGATTTTAGGAAGTCATCAACTTGCTGGTCTGTATATCCGAGTAATTCACCAATTCTTTTATGAATTGGTTGGCAATTCATGCCGCCATAGCCCCTCTTGCAAAGAACCTCGCATCTGCCACGCATCACATTGTTTACTTTGGCCATCATTTCTGAGAAGTTCAGCCTGAATACGGTCAGAATCACCCTTTTTGATTGCATCCGTGACAATAGCCGCAGCGGGGCTTTCGGGATGATGGGCATAGAGAACGATGGCGGCAGGCTTGTAGCCAAGGACGGCAGCGACAAGATGATCGCTGGCGTGCGGTCCTGGCTGATAGCTTGATTTGGTCTTATCAATGCGTGCTTGGGCCTCTGGAGAGAGTTCCAGGGCTTCTGCGAGCGTCAAAACGTGGCCTAGATCGAGTCTAAAGACCTCGCTGACGACCAACCACTTAGAAAAAGATAATGCCATGCGATATTTAGACCGCATGGCATTAGTTTTATCGAACTTCAAGAATGGATTCGATCTGAGCGAATTCTTCAATTCTGAAGGGTGGAATCAGAATGAGAGCAGTCAGCCCACCATCGTATTTGAGTTCACCGCCCAATTCATTCAATTTCTGAATTTCTTCGGGCGAGAACGAAGTGGTCAACACCAGCTTGAAATATGTTGGTTCCAAGCTATTCAAATCGACTTTGGTGGTCTTTATTTTACTCATGTGGCTCGTCCTTCGGAATACCAGCATTCCGAGCATACATGGTCGCCAATTGCTCAACCGTGACGTTGTGGTGATAACGGAACAGCATCTTCTTGATGCTTTCCAGCGGCACCTTATGGGTCAGTTGGTTCTTTTCCCAAAGGAACTTCGCCATCTTCTCCAATTGAACACGGTTCTTTTCTTTGTTCTCCAGGTACGGAGCAATATCGTTGACCCACCAAGGCGAAGTCGGTTCTTCAATCTGAACACGATATTGGTACTGAACCGCCATCTCGAAGTATGGCATGATTTCCCGAACCATCGTATTGGTATTGTCCACAATAGCCAAAGGAAGTTGCCGCTGCATTCGCATACGGATGTTCTTCTGGCACTGCTTGTGGGCCACACCCAGCTTTTCGATGGACCAGTTGGCGACGTACTCTTCCGGGGTTTCGCCGAAAAAGTGATCGGCAGAGTGGATTACAGAAGGATCATCGCCAGCCAATTCCAGCGCACGATGGCTCTTGCCCGATGCGGGAACGCCACGCATCAAGATCAAAACCTTATCGTTGTCCGGGCTGAACATCCACTGGAATGTGCTGTTCATTGTCGAGCCTCTGCTGGTGGTAGTTCACCTTTGTAACCTGCCCTCATGCGCTGACCATTTGGGCAAATACACCAGTTCAGCCGACCAGAATTCACACCGGCAGCGGAAACTGCTGTACGTCGTGTATCAATGATACCACTGTTTCCGCACAACGTACAGAGATTTCCACAATAATATTGGAGCCAGTAGTCCGTTATGACTTTCTGGCCCTTAAAGCGTGGCCGTGCCATTATTGCCCTTAGTCATTATTGGACCGGAGTTTTGCCAAGAACTTGAGAATTTCCAAGTACAGCCACACAAGAGTCACGAGAAGAGAGAATCCTGCATACCACTCGTATGACTTGGGAGCCTTGTTCTCTGCGGACTCGGCGATCAAACCGAAGTCAGGAATCAGGTTCAGGGCGGCGATCAAGACGATAAACACCTGAAGTGCGATGCCCCAGGGTCCGGCACTATGCACGACCGGGACATAGCTCCCGAAGGCAATCATGATCGTATCGACCAGATACAGCACCACAATGCCGAACATTGCAGCCAATAGGCCGACCATGAACTTCTCGGTTGGCCTCAAAATGCCCAGCGAGTACAAGGTCAACATCCCCAAAGTAACACCAATGGTCGAACCCGTAGCTTGCAAGGCAATACCGGGATACTTGGCCTCGAATCCGGCTGAAATAGCACCCAGCGACAGACCCTCTAGGGCAGCGTATACGGGACTCAGATACGGAGCCGTGTGCTTGGCGAAGATAATCACCATAGCGACCACAAAGCCGCCAAAACAGCCCAGGAGGGCCAGTCCAATCACGTTGCTGGGAATGCTGATGGAGTCTGGCACTTTGCCTGCGGCATCGGCGGCGAATTCTGCCGAGTAGCCTTGCGTAGTCAGTTGCCAAGTGTAGGCAAAAGTACACGCTAGGATTGCAAGCAAGAACAGCGATTTGAACGCCGCCCCTTGCACAGTGAAGGTGGCTTCGCCACCCCAAACTCGTGGTCCGTCATATTCACGGGCCGTAGGATTATCTAACCAGTGACGATCTTTAGCCATGTTCACACCTTCTTGTTTCGTTTGATTTCGTCTCCGAGCAAGCAACCTTGCTCGAAACCTTGTCGCACCATCTTGAATTTCGTCGTGATCGACTCCCCATTGGAGACTTTGACGATAATTCCTTCCCGCTTTGCTCCCAGCGTGAAGACGGATGGGCCGTTGGCAAGTTCCTCTAATGTCTCGTAGGAATCCAGCTTGCCGTAAAGCAATGTCGGAATAACAGAAAATCCACATGACCGGAGAATATCATCGGCCTTCTTGGGGTCGATATAGTGATCCTTCTCCCAATCGTACACGTCAAAAGCGATAAACCACTCTGGCAAGGCATCGTATTCCATGCCGTGCTGTTGGATCATCCATTCGCCGTATACGCCCTTGTTGTTGGGCTTCCAAGGAAGATGGCGAGTCGCCGGATATTCTGGCAGCACGTCTTTGAATGATGGTTTCATAGTGACGGATTATACCATATCGGAGCATATTTGTAAAATGCTATCGGCGTGGCGTAAACCGATGGTTCAGAACCCACTCGCCAGTAAATCTTTCCGACTTGTGAACCAGTTCAACATCCAGGTTTTCATGGACCTGCCATGTCGCTCGAATGCCTTGGTCATCTTTGAGAATGAACTCTCTGAGCGGAAACTTGGAATGAGGACTAGCAGCCTCATCGCCGATGGCGTCCTGAACCCACTGTTCGGCCATGTAGTCGTAGTCAATATTCTTGACAGAGGCAACGTGCGAATTGCCTACTTCAGCATCGTGTATTTCCAATAACATGGTTACTCCATGAGAATTACGTCAAGTTCTTTCAATTCTTCCGGCGTATCGGCAAAGCTGCAAATCTGCTGACCGACCCAACGGGGATGTTGAATGTAGGTTGAATCATATGCAGCAATCAACCCACAGTCTTCATCGTTGAGTTTGATCCAAATGCGTTCGGCTCTTTGACCAAGGTATTTGAATCTGGCTCCTAGCGCTAGGTCCGGGAACTTCATCACCACGGATTCTTCTCGGAGAGAAGAAAGAACGTAATCGGCTGCTTGGAGCGATGCAAACGATCCATCCTCGTGACGAATCTCAAAAGGGGACGTGCATTCAACCGTCCACCCATGAGAGGCCAATAGTTTTTCGTCACTATCGAGTACCGAATGGCTCATCGAAAATACTCCGAATGATCTACGAATTTGAACCCACAACGAGCGGCAAAGGTTTTGTCGGTCGTCATGTCACCAACGTAGGTGCATTTCCTGGGGTCCAGCTTGTACTTGAAGATCAACTCCACGCCCATGCCGGGACCGGGCTTCCGACAATAGCAGGTGATCGGAGGAACCTTGTGAGGACAATACAGGATTTCCTCGAACTCCACACCCAACTGCTTCGTGGTTTCAGCAAAGCACGCTTCAGCATCTTCGGAAGTAAGTTTGCCTTTGGCAATACTAGATTGGTTGCTGGCTCCGAGTAGTGGCGTTGTGAGCGACTTGAGTTTAGCACTTCGCTCTTTGATTGCACGCACCTGATCGGGAGAGACAGGATATTTCTCATCGCCGACATGGGTGCGAAGTGTGCCGTCGAAGTCGAAAATAACAGCACTTCTGCCATGAATTGCTCCTTTTGAGGTTGTAAAGACCCAAAATTGTACCACGGAAGACTTCTCGTGTAAAGCAACGAAAAACGGCCCGAAGTATCTCTTTTACAGCGACAGAATCAGGAAAGGCAATATGACCCCAAAAGTAAGCATCGTAGTTCCAGTTTGGAACGAAGAGAAATACCTCGAAAAATCATTAGACACAATACGATGCCAGACCTTTGAAGATTTCGAGGTCATTATCGTAGATGATTGTTCGACCGACCGCACACCCAATATCATCAAGTATTTTGAAGCACTTGATCCACGGTTCCGAAGCATACGATTGCCGAAAAACTCCGGGACTGGCACGGCATTAAACACAGGATTCAGAGAAGCCGTTGGGAAATATCAAACGTGGCTCAGTGGAGATAGCTGGGTCATGGACGATGCCATCGAACATCTTGTGGCCGCTCTGGATCAGACAGGGCCAGAAATAGCATTGGTGTATGCCGATTGGCTTCAGATTGATGATGTATTTAACTTCGTCAAAGAACACAAAAATACCAAATACAACAAAAAAGCACTCCAAGACTTTTGTTTTCTGGGACCGAGTTGGCTTTGGAGAAAAGAAGCCAAGGATAAAGCAGGCGAATATTGTGCTGAAATATGTGAAGACTATTACATGCACCTGCTTTTGTCTGAACAAGGCGACTTTGCTCATGTGCCTAAAACCTTGGGGACATGGCGAAATCATGCCGAAAACTTGACCAACAAGGTCAATAACCCAGAAGGCTGGACTCAATCGGCGGTCGCACGAGCAATGGCTCGATGGAAAGTTTGCAAATATAAAGCTGCATACATTTCCCAAACCTATACTTCAGAAGGCTGGATATTCGTAGATATGATGAACAAAATCACTGACGATTTCGCTTATAGACACATCACTTATGAGCAAAGGCATGATTTCACAATCGGCGAACACGACGAAAGAATAGAAGAGATTCTTAAAGAATGTGACGTGGTAATTCTTTGGGGCGTAATGCCCGATTGCCTTTATGATAAAATAAAGTGTCCAGTCGTCGGCGACAAATGGACCAACGACCCTGAGTTATTTTCAGAATACGAACAGCGATATAAGGATGCCATCAATGGAACCATACGCAAGCAACAAAGCAAGCCTACACCTGAACCAGTTAGTCCAACTGCGTGAAAACAAGCAGCCCTATCCTGTTCACGTTCAACTGATCGTATCTGATTACTGCAATCAAGATTGCAGCTTTTGTGCATACCGAATGAGTGGATATAGCAGCAACGAGCTATTCAAGATCATTGACGATAACGGCAAGGTAAACAACAACCCCCGTCGAATGATCCCGTGGCCCAAACTACAAGAAGTAGTAGAAGACTGCGCAAAGATGGGCGTGCGAGCAATTCAGATTACTGGTGGTGGCGAACCGACGCTACACCCTAACTTCAATGAGCTATGCGAAATGATTCTCTCGAAGAACATTGATCTGGCACTCGTCAGCAATGGACTATTGCTGAATCAGAAGCGGGCCGACATCATTGCCAGAGCCACCTGGACCAGAATCTCTGTTGATGCCGGGACACCTGAAACTTATTCGGGCATCAGAAATGTGCCTAAGCAAGAATTTGGCATTGTCGAGAAGAACGTCCGGTATCTTACGTCAATTCCCAATCGGCGTGCCACTGTCGGAATAGGATTTGTGGTTACAAAGGAAAACTACAAAGAAATCGCACAAGCAATGCGACAATTCAAAGCCTGGGGTGTTGACAACGTAAGACTATCTGCTGTGTTTCAGAACGACGAAGAACGATTTTATGATGGAATACATGATGAAATCGTAGAACAGATAGAAACCATCTCCTATTTGAACGATGACAAATTCAGAGTGTTCAACAACTTTAACTCTCGATATGCAGACCTAGAACAAGGCACGCCTGACTACCAGAGATGTGGCTACATTAGCTTCACAACATACATTGGTGGAGATCAGCATGTTTACACATGCTGCGTGAATGCTTACAACAAAAAAGGTCAGATCGGCAGCATCAAAGAGATGGGCTTCAAAGACCTTTGGGATAGTCAGCACAAACAAGAATTCTTTAGTGATTTTGATGCAAGGAATTGCACTCGCTGCATGTTCAATGACAAGAACAGGGCGATCAATCAGCTACTTGCGGAGCCTCAATCACATGATAACTTCGTTTAGCATTGGACTGCCCGTGGTACAAGTGGATGGCTTCGGCTTCGATTTGTACCATGTGCGACTTTGATCTATCCAGGTCTTTTTGATAAGCAATCAAATATGGCTTATCAAAAACATCGGACACATCTCTAAAGACAACCATTTGTTTGTCTTGCTTGAAGTCTCCCAAAGCACCAAAGTTGTCATTCAGTTCTTTCAATAAAGAACCATCGAGATCATCAACAACATGGGCTGTTGCCACCACGCTTGAATCAGCTTTCGCTGCTTTAATCAACTTGTCCAAAGTGTCACGTTGAGGCAGAAACATTTCTGCTCCTGCGATCACTATGGTTTCTCCAACTGCTTGGTCAAGACCCGCAGCCAATGTTTCCTTGGCTCCTTGGTGCTTGAGCTTCCTGGCTAGGGTGCCATTGTTTCTTTGACCTGTAAACAGGTATCGCAGTTGCAAACGCTTATTGTACAAACGACAAATGCGTTCTGTCTCGTCGTCGTTGAACCCGTCGTTCAAAACGATAACTTCAAAATCGAACTCAGTTTGTTGGTTTGTCAACGAGAACAAATTCCAACGCAGTTGTTCGGCTCTCTTAAAAGACGGAATCAATACCGAGACTGACTTAGGCTTTCTTTTAATGTCAAGACACTTCATGATCGTGTTAGACAATGTGCTATTGCCATAGGCAATATTGTCCGGCGTGATACGCTCATTAAACTGTTGAGCAATTAAATCACCTGCATACCAATGAATGCCAATAGTGTCTTGCTCAAGAGGCACATTGTTGATGAAAATATCTTTGGTCCGGTTCCAATCCAATGCGTATACCGTGTCTTTGGAAATCAACCCAATATTGATTGGAAACTTATTGAGTCGCATTTCAGGAAGAAAGAATAGATCGGCACCAATGGATTGATACTTCTTCAAATTCAATTTTTGCTTCGCCAAGACTTCTAATTTAGCATACACAGGGTTGCCTGGACAGCTAAACAAAAATCCAATAGGGACCAAACCATCTTCAAAGATACAGATGCCGGTGTCTACGTTCCCGTTCTCTCGTTTGTTGAGAGCAACAGAATTCATAGGACGAAAATACAAAATATCGAAGTCTGACCAAACGCCGCCCTCTGTTGAGAGCAACAGATAGCGAAGATAATCAGCCTTGAAGGTTTCTGGAATGTTGTTGTGAAAACCATACTTTTCAAAGTCATGGCCAACAAACTCAACATAGGAATCTTCTAATTTTTCAATGTAAGCATATTCACCTGCGGTCGCCAATCCCTTTTGAGAATGTGGCAAATCGCCCCAAGTGATTTCGCCATCATATGGAAAAAACGGTCGGTGAATCTTGATTTTCCAATCAGGATTTTGTTGTCGAAAAGACACGACTGTAAGGTATCTGAGGTAGGATAAATTTTGCCCGCCCCAATACAAATGAAGAACTTTGGGGATGCGAGTCAAATGCCATTGAGCAAGATTCAATGCTTTCACGATAATTTTGCACAATGTACTGTTGAACCGAAAGACATTCTCAATATTGATTTGAGAATCAAAGTGTTGAGAAAGAGGAGTGCCAGCAAACCAATGAATGCCCACAGCATCATCTGGATATGCGGCTTCATTGACGAATATATCATGGAGTCGTCGCCACTCAAAATAGTAAATCGAGTTTTTGTCAATATTGCACAATTTGATTGGCAACTGATCGACCTGCATTTCAGGCAGGGCAAACAACTCGGCACCAATAGACTGATACCTTGAAAGGTCCAGCTTCTCTTTTGCTAGAGCTTCCAACTTAACATACATGGGATTATTGTCACTACTGAATAGAAAAGATATGTGCGGCAATCCATTTTCTATGTACAGACCAGTATCGGTTTCAGCATTCTCTGCATTGTTGAATGCAACCATTGTCATGGGTCGGAAATACAGAATGTCGAAGTCCGACCAGACGCCGCCTTCCGTGGAGAGAAGACGGTATCGAAGATAATCAGCCTTGAAGGTTTCAGGAATATCGCTCTGAAAACCATATGATTCAAAATCATGTTCGACAAACTCTACATCGTAATTCTTCAGTTGTTCCAGGTATCTCCCAGACATCTTAAAGCTACGAGAATACTCAGGAGTATCCCAAGTGGGATTCCCTTTGTAGATGCTATTTGGCGTATGGATTTTGATTTGCCAATCAGGATTATATCGGCGAAAAGATACGACGGTAAGATGCCTCAAAAAAGACATATTCTCGCCGCCCCAATAAAGGTGTAACACCTTTGGGATTTTGCGAAGATGCCACAAGCCATGAGGTCGTTTAGAAAAAATCATTACTCTTCGTACACTGCCTTCCCGAACCAAATTCCTTCGCCATTACGAACATAGCTAACAGAGCAGTTCTTTACAAAGTTTACTGTATCTGCTCTGCCTTTTAATCCAAGAGCAAACTCATAAATCGTATTAACTGGCGTGCCGTGAGAAATCACCACGAGCTTTTCATGATTCAAACTATCGTGGAATGCCTTCATGCGAGCGATGAACTGCAAATCAGATTCTTGGCTAAAGAATAAATCATCATTGTGATTCCAAACAAACTCTGGAAATTTGTCTTGTTGGTTCTTTACCTCAGCAGCCTGATATTTCATCATGATTTCCCGTGGACCGGGATTCACGGTAAATTCCAGACCAGTCTCTTCTCGAATAATACGAGATGTTTGCAAGCATCGCATATACGGAGACGTAATGCCCGCAAAATTGTGAATATCGCCGAATTGCTCTTTGAGGAATTTGCCTGTTGTACGAGCCTGCTCAATGCCATTGGGAGTAAGTTCGCTGTCTAGGTGGTCCGTCAAATAAGCGTTGTATTGGCTTTCTCCGTGACGGATCAAAATCAATTCTTTCATTCCAACCTCAAAGTTAAACATTTACAGGCACCACCCGCTTTGATGAATTCGCTCATATCGGTATCGAATACTTCAAAGCCTGCACCAATCAGAAGAGTCTTAGTTGCTTCACAACTGGCTGGGATAATGACTCGATTGCCGATGGCAACGGCATTACAGGCGAATTTGCGAGCATCCTCTTCTGGAACTTTAAGTAATTCTAGTCCAGCTTCCAATGAGGAAACAGTATCTTTATCGAAAGCTCCGGGCCAAATTAAAGCGTAGTCATCTTTGAGAGGACAGAAGCAGGTATCTAGGTGGTAAAAATAAGGATCAGATAATTTAATGTATTGGGTGCTTTCCGTCCAGAGGACTCCCCAATCTGGGTGTGTAACGCATTCGTAATCGCTACGGAACCCGTATCCAAAATAGAGCTTATTCTCGAAATCATGCCGACTAGATTGTTCCTTGAACAAAGCATCGCCAGCGCCTTCAAAATGAAACTCAGGAAAGAATTCCATTGTTTCAAAGCCATTGGCCTCGAACCAAGATTGATAATGTTCTTTTTCGGCTTGTCGCTCAGGATGCTTGAAGTTCGAGAGCATGACTCTATTTCGATCTCGAAATACGAGTCCGGCATTGGCGGTAAAAACCATATCTGGTAAGCCGGGTTGCCCCGGCATGGTCAATACAGTGGCTCCGATTTCATTCAACAATTTGACTAAGCCATGCCATTGACGAACTGCTAATTCTCGATCCGTTGAGGTTTCTTTTGGTTGCATCCACGATTTCTCCCCCATCAACTTTGAGTGAGACGCCTTTATTGCCAACTAATGAAGAGACGCCCCAAGCTGCTTCTGGAAATCTGTTTTCGAGCCATTGTTTGAATCTAATCACTTAGTATCCCTTTGCCAATCTGGTAAAGATTGGAGACAGTTTCTTATTTGATTGTTCTTGTCGAACCAGTTCCATTGCTACATCGTCGAAGTTAACAGCGAAGTTATCCCAGGAAAAATCTGGACGCAGTGACATTTCTTTGTTTTGAACTACGAAGAATTGATTGAGGGGCGAGTTAGAGGACAGCAGACCGACGTGTGCGTGATCGAAGTCATCTAGGATGACAGCCTTTTGATCTGCATAGGTTCCATAGATGTAGAAGTAGCTTGTTTGTGCAACGACTTCTGTGAACATAGCTTTTGCTGCTAAGCATTCTCCTGCTTTAACTTGGTTGACATTGCAAAGTGTTTTTAGATGGCGATTATAAGCTCCGTATTCTCCTCTAGCGGAGAATGGATGTTGTCCATAGTAGTGAGCGATAACATCATGAACGCCACGTTGTTTTACGTTATCGTCATTTGAGAATACTGGGTGTCCTGCTTGTTGGTCGCCATCCATTGCTGGTGGTTCTGCGTAGACAGGGATCACTGGTTTTCGGACACCCATTGATTTTTGTTTGTTGATATCTTGAGTCATAGCTTTCATGCTATGATAAGGATCAGCCTGTGACGGATTCATCTGAAACTTTGAGGAAAGAAATTCTTGTTGACGGCTTATTTTTCTTCCTAGCTCTTGAAACGCTGGCACGGCTTCTGGTTGTTGAGTTGGTGCTAATTTGTATTTAGCGGCAACCAGTCTTTGAAAAAGACTTCCTTTGAAGTCTCCTTTTAGAGCAAGAGTTTCATCTAGGTTTAGCCATTCTGAGAATTTCATTTTGCCTCTTTCACATTTTTATTTAGCCATTCCAAGAACAGCTTTCTACTTTTTCTTGTTGACACTTATGTATTTAGCCATCTGGCAATTATCTTTATGTGATGATAAATAACATCATGAGAACAACAATTGAACCTAAATTCTTCCACTTCATTCCTGAAGAACTGGAGGACGGCATCTTGTACATATCGTTGGAGTACGGTGCTGCCCTTCACAAGTGCTGCTGTGGCTGCGGCGAGACTGTTTCTACGCCAATTGATCCCAATCCACCACATAATGGTTGGACGCTTACAAACGACTCTGGGAGGGTTTCTTTGAGTCCATCTATTGGCAACTTCCAATTGCCGTGCAAGACGCATTATTTCATTCGAGAAAACCGAGTTGTGTGGTGCTAATGAAAGAAGAAGAAACGATTGATCGAATAAGTTACATCGTAATAAGTTGGGTCGCAAACAAGTATTTTGGTCATCCATTGCTGCCTAAAGTTGGTGTTGAAGACATGATACGGATGAGATCGCCAAGTGTTCCCATTCGGCTTCTGATCTGTCCGATGACTTGATCTTGGACTTCTTGTCGCAACTCTTTGAACTCGCCAAGTCCATTGAGAACATTGATTAACTGCTCTGGTTCCCAGGCGTCAAGACCTTGGGATAAACCGTGGGTGCGATCAAGGTTCAGTTTACCAAGAAGGACATTCTTGTAGAAGTCATAACCTTTGTTTTCCATTTCTGTAAGCCAAACCTTAAACATCAATTACCGCCTATTTTTATCTTAAACGAATTGTCACGTCGTCACGACTATCCAAATTCGGAATCGGTTTTCCGAATCGGGTCGTTGTTTGAACGGCCATTTCATTCATATTGAGCCAACTTCTAAATGCTCCCATGCCATTTCTTCCCTTGCAGTAATTGAGTCTCTCTCCTATATAAAGACATGAACCGTTTACTTTTCAAGCAATGGATGTTATCCGAAATGGCCGATTTCGGCTTTGACAATGACCAACGAGGCAAGCCGAAAGGCGGCATCGAGGCAATGGATGGGGATACTCTGTTCAAAGCGGTAGACGGTAGCAAAATAATCACAGAACTAGCTAGTTTTCCGGCTCTTGGCCCTAATCGTCCTCTTCAGCGATGGAACGATGTGGTAGAATGGGGAGTCGGTCCTGGAGCAATCCAGGTGGGTGTAACGCCGTTAGGATCAATGCGTGTGGTTGTCCGTAGAATGACAAAAGACCTCTGCGGAGAGGCTACTTGGATATGCACCAAGGTAATACCGCTTGGCGATAACGCAGCAGAAAACAAAGAAACCGCCATTGCTCACGACGTGTACGATACGCTTACGGAAGTTTCCAATGAGATGGTTCCGGGGCCTGCCAAAGAGTATGATGAACTGGAGCGGTTATCGTGGAAACTGTGGGCAGCAACTAAACGTCAACATCCGTCATATTGCATGTTCCCTATTGGGATGCGACAGCAAAATGAAAATTACTACAAGCTCGTGTTTGAATTCCGTGGGCAGGGAGTAAACCGCCAGACCGGAAGTGGCGGTGGTCGTGCGGAACAATTCAACATCGACATGGTTTGGGAACCAAAGCGTGGTTTGATTCGATGTCTAGGCTACGATATTGACTCTTCAACTGGACAACACTCGTGGGAAGTTCAGCCTGCTGAGTTCAACGAATATTATTCGCCTCAACAGAAACACGAAAATATCATCGACAGTATAGTTCAGACCTTCTTGCAGTATTAACAAAGAGGACAATGATGTATACAAAGAAAATCTTGATTGCCGCACTGCTCTTAGTCGGTGCCGGTGCCTTGTATGTGAAATACGGCAAACATAATGATGTGCCGGTAAAACCACCTACTAAGATGACTGATCCTGTCACTCCACCTGTGGCACCGCCAGTCACGCCTCCTCCTGTGGTTCCTCCTGTGGCACCGCCAGAAGTGCTGGCTAATTTCAGCAACTACCAAGAAGCGTTAGCTGCCGCCAAGAAACACAACCGACCAATCTTTTTATATTTCAGTGCAGAGTGGTGCGGCTGGTGCAAAAAGATGAAATCAGAAACGCTTTCTGATGCGGCTGTCAAATATAAGCTAGGCAAGGAATATGTCACTTGCCTTATTGATACCGACAAAGATCGTGCCACGGCCAGAAAATACAAAGTCTCAGGTATCCCTGCCTATATGGTCATTGATACATCTGAGACTGTTGTTGTCCGTGACTCTGGATTCAAGAGTAAGCACGATATGTTGATTTGGTTGCGACCTAAGAATGTATCCCTGCTTGAAGATAAATACTAAGCAGCCTTCTTTTCTTGAAGTTTCTCATACAGAACCTCCTCGGTGGCCTCTAGCAGATCATCGAGGCGGTTCATTGTATAGAAGTCACCTTTGATGCCACGAGTATTATTGACCTTGTAGCCCAATCTGGTCAACTCTTGATACACCTTCTCGTGGGAAGGGTCGGCCATATCGGTCAGACCCAACGCCACAGCCAGCGGGCAAAACTTGCCATCTTCGTAGTTGTATGTGTCCAGAACCATTGGCTCAGGATGCAAGAACACCTTCAGCAACTCTTCTACACTCAATTGTCGTAGGCCATTCTTGAGGCCAATCTTGCGGCCAATCTTGCGATCATCTTCTACACACCACATGCTTTTTCCTTATTGGAGATAGTCAAAATCAGTAATTGATGTCGCCGACTGAATTACGGCGGGTTGTTGTGGTGTTCTATTTTTCAGGGCGTCGAACGACAACAAGTTTCTTTGTTCCATGATATATTGTGGTTTATCTCGTCCTGGCAAACAACGGAAGTTTTCTTCTTTGGCTAATTCCTTTGCCCAATAGAAGCCACGGAACGTAAACCTACCATTCTTTCCGGTAAATAGACACAGTGCATCAATATGTTCAGCTTGTTTCCAATGTGAAAGCGTGAGCCTTCCTGTATGGTATTCAGTGGCCTTGATGTCAATCTTGAGGCCATCATGCACTATATCTCCGAAATCGTCTTTGGCATCTCTTGGACGAATCTCCAATTGCTCACCTGGATAGAGATCGAACATCTTGGCATAAAGTAATTCGCCTTGAAGTCCATTGATTTCCATGAACTTCTCTTTATCAGAGCCACCAGACGCAGCCTGAATCATGTTCACTTTGCCACTAGCCCGTGCAGCTTGAGTTCTTTTCGGCCCCAAGATTTCCGTAGCTTTAATTTCCCGTTCATTCAATGTGTATTCTTGACCAACATCTATTGAATCAAATGGCGTAGAGCCAAAAAACTCAAATGGATATTTGTTGTCGAGCTTACACTGATCGAGGTATTGTTTGTATTGGTTCATATTCACAACATCAATTTTGTTTTTGAAAAATACAATGGTGTATTGTAATAGGTTTTGATTGCGTTTGTAAGTCCGAATGCCGCAAGCGTCTCTTGGTGTTCATCCCATGCTTTCTTCCCATTAGGGAATACGGTGTCTTGTGACACACATGGTCGAGTATGCTCAATGGTTAAGTTGTTGATGACACCAACATTAGACTTCTTTTCATTGGCGACAATGATAGGCCAAACGAAATCAAGTCCCCATGCAGAGTATGACAAAGAAAATGTCCACAAGCAAGAGAACATGCCTCTACGAGAAAATATTGGACACATAGGCTCAATCAAGTTCATGTGTCTAATGAGAATGTTTTTATCGTCAATCGGAGCCAAGGGCGGGTGATTGAGATGGCCTGTAATAGACGGTTGGCATAAGTCCAAACTATAATGTTTGGCAATATCAAACATCCTGTTGATGTCATTGACTTTTATTTTGAGATCAGGATCAGGACACATCACATAGTCGTACTTGCCTAAAGACCTAAAGTGATTTCCATAGAGCTTTACCAGGGTGCGAAACTTGTGTTCTTTGATTTCAAAATACAACTCTGGATTGCGATCCCGGAAAAAACCGGGATCGCCCCAATTGTTCACAAGAATGTCGTAATTCCTACCCTGACCAAACCATAAGTCTGCGTACTCGCAGTTGGTTCTACTGAGGGGAAGATAGACTAAATTCATACGACGCTCCTGAACTCCGGCATGTTCACTTCCTCAAACTCGTGAGGAAACATCTCTCTGAATCTGCGAACGACTTCATCAGTGATGCACGGCTTGTAAAGGTCAGGATCGAAGTTCATCCTCTTATAGTCTTCTGGCTTCATAACTGCCGCAATATGCGGCGACATTGCAATATAGTACGGACTGATTTTGCCGAAATTAACCCAGCGAAAGAGGTTGTTGTTGATGTGGGACTCCCGGTACTTTTCAAGGTTTGGACTTGCTCCAAAGGTTTTGGCGAAGAACTCTTTAGTTCGCTCAAGTCCTTCGAGGGCTTTGATGACGCCGGGACCAACAGGCTGGGATACTTCGGACGGCTTCGCAGAGATGGAATCATATTTTCTTTTCCATAATTTCCACCGCTTCCAGGCTTTATCTCCCACCAAACAATTGGCGTCGATGAGAGGGTGGCCCTTGCCGGTAATGATATGTCGGAGGACATCAAGCTGCGCCCGGATATACAAAGGGTAGTCTTTTTCTTCGAGTACGCCCTGTGTCTCACGAACCAGCTTGTAGCACACTTTGAATATCAGCGACTTTCGAGGGTCGCCCTTCTTCATTGTCGTGTGCTGATATTCAGGGAATACTTTACGACTTCTATCGAGCCAGAGCAAGCACAATTTATACGCTTTGCCTTCAAGCTCATCCATTTCGTAGTCAATAATTGCTTCGAGTCGCACGTCGTTGCTCTCCGAGAATAAGTCTTCTTTTTTGTTTTCAGCCATTTTACCTCGTTCCTTTTTTTCAGTCGAGTGCAATTATTTATCTAAATCGGACTTGATCTGCGGAATCTCAAAATATATCATTCTCTTTGTCGATGCCCTTGTTGCAGGGATTCGACGATCAACAAAACCAGGGACGCCTCATTCGAGATTTCCCGCATATTGAAAGACAATCCTTTGAAAATTCGCATCAGACATGATGAAGCTGCGCATGTGCCAATTTCATCTTTATTTAATCCATATCCTTGGATTATCCAAGCGATTCGCAAACGACTTCAGTTAGACCAAATCGACTTTTTGGCAAATTCTTGCCCCGGTTCAGGAAAAACTGGATTTGGAGTTTTGGCAGGTGCGCAAGACCTAAACGCTAAAATTGTAGACTACATTCTAGTAGTCTCGCCATCTGCCACTGTGAATGACCAGTGGATTAAGAAGTTCAAAAAATTCGCCAATATCCCAATTATTGGGACGGAAAAAAATCCTTGGCGACCTGACACCCGTACTGGAAAATTCCAAATTCCTGATGGGTTCCGTGGTGCTGTTCTTACCTATAGCGCCTTAGCATCGAATGCGGAAGAAGTTCGAGAGTTCATTGAAAACCATAATGTCTTAGTCATTTTCGATGAAGTACATCATCTTGGCGAAGACCTCACATGGGGCAAAAAAGCACGAGAGGCTTTCGATAAAGCGAAACGGCGACTGCTTCTAACCGGCACTGCTTTCCGTGGTGATGATGTAGAAATCCCGTTTGTGCAATATGTACTCAATGCTGAAGGATATAAGGTCTGCAAGACAGATTTCGACTACACATATCGTGAAGCTGTTCGAGATAAGATTTGTCGAGCTATGGCCTTTCCTGACTTCACTGGCAGAGGGAAGTACAAATACGATGGTAAAGTGTATGACTACAACTACAAAGATGAAGTTGGAGATCAACAAGCTCGAAGACGATTGAGAGCATCACTGGCGGCAAGTGAAAACTTTATCAAGACCATGATTGAGGATGCAAACGACCGACTCACATTCGTTCGGAAAACTCAACCTGATGCCGCTGGGTTGGTCGTGGCAATGAACATCAAGCACGCCAGGGATATTATTTCCATCCTCGAAGACCTGGGCGAAAGCCCTATTTTAGTCGTGTCTACAGACCCCAGCGGGAGTATAGACAAAAAATCGAAAGCCGCCTTGGACGCATTCGCCGAATCCAACAGCAGATGGGTTGTGTCGGTAAATATGGTCACAGAAGGCGTGGATATTCCCCGTTTTCGAGTTGGTGTATACGCCAGCAACGTCACTGCATGGTTGCGATTTCTTCAGATCATTGGGCGGTTTGGTCGCCACCAACAGGATATTCCTTATGAAAACGAGATGTCCTGGATTTATATCCCCAAAGACCCAATCCTCTATGAATATGCTAATTCCATTTTGGAAGACGTGGAAGTAGCTCTGGAGGAACGAAAGAAGCAAACTGAACCCGGTTTGGAAGACATGCCCGGTCCAGAAAAGAAGAAACTCGAAACACTCGAAGCAAATGGAGAGCATGACGAGACAACGGTTGCTTCTATCAAGAACAACGGTGAAGCAGGCATGGATAAGTTCACCGCTGACGAAATCAGCCGTGCCAAGGATATTATCGTCCAACTCAATTTGCCAACAACACCAGAAAAGTTGGCAGCGGCAATGAGAGTCAATTCAAACGGCACCAATACGGTGATTCTGAGTGGTAAATTATCGAAAGATGACCTACCAGATGCTTACCGATGTGATAAACTAAGGAAAGACTGCGGCAAAAAGGTCCGACAACTTGTCATTGCCAGAAATGGCGATACCAACAACTTCGATGACTGGAAAAAGTGGACCAGTAGAATTGAGTTGGAATGGCAAGGTAAAGGTAAAGGATACCCGGACGTTAAGAATTCAAGTGTGGCAGACTTGGAGGCCAAATTGAAATGGCTCCAAGGGGAACTACGAGCAACCAAAAAAGACGAGTGAACCAATGACTGCCAATCTAGTTCGTAATGGTCAGATCATCAACTCCCTGGCGCAAGCAGTTGCGTCAGGGAGTTCTGGTTTGAATGCAATCCCTGCCCTCATCAAAAGGGTAATCGAAGATGGCATGTATCGACACTTTATTGTCGATATGGTCCACAAAGAAATTCAATTCGACAGCTTTGAGGAATTTGTAAATACTCGTGCGCCAATTGGATTAGAAACTGATATTCCTACGCTTCAAAAACTATGCAAAGCGAGCAAACACGACGACAGAGAATTGCGTGAAATAGAACTTCTAATCATCAATGAAGTAAGAAATCCGCATGGTGGTCGTTATAACCTAACTGGCAAAAACCAACATTCAGACGCACGAGTAGACGAGGCAATCGAAAAACTCAGCGATGACTCTTTACAACCAAAAGAAAACGAGGTCGAGTTTGATAATATAATACTCGACCACAATGTTGTACATCCCACTATAGAGCCTGCCCCTCTCAAGCCAAAGAAAAAACCTGCACCTACTGGAACGACCAAAGAATACGCAATGAAGCGACTCCAGGCCGATCATCCAGAATTGCTGGAAGATGTGTTGGCTGGGAAGAAATCGGCAAACACGGCGATGGTGGAAGCAGGTGTTCGCAAGCGGTACATAAATGTGCGAGCGGACGATCCAAAAATTGCTGCCAAAACAATCATCAAATATTGTGGAACTGAGACGACAAAGGCTTTAATTGAAGAACTCACAAAACTTTTGGATCAATAAAATAAGCCCGGAATTTCCGGGCTTATTTTTTGCGCTTTCGATATTTTCGGACACCATCAAGAATGAGTTTTGTGTCAGACAAGTTAAGCGAATCATCTTCTTTCAACAATTTATGAAATGTTTCATGACATTCTGAACAAAGTGGTATCAAATCCTTGAGCCATTCCCGCCCTAAACGATCATATGTCGTGTGGTGCAGTTGATAGTTCGGATCACCACAACAAAGACACTTCTGAGGCCGCTTGCTGGCCCGGTACGCTGCTTTCTTTTTTCGCCATAGGTCTGAGTCAAGATAAGCCGCATAGCTCTTAAAACCGATCCTACGCAGCTTCTCACTGAAACTAATCCAATTATTCTTCTTACGAATACTCATATCTCAATTTAGTAAATTGCCTACTAAATAAATCCATGAACTTTAGAGAATGGCTCTTGAACGAAGGGCAAAACATTAGATTTGGTGACTGGTCTAAAGATGGGACAATAATCGTCTACATTGACAGCACCCGGTACGTTTTTGTGACCGATGCTCTTTACCACCGCCAACTTCAAAAATTGGCATGCTTTAAGCCTTGGACTGCCTTAAACAAGATCAAAGAGATGGTAAAAAATAAGGCGGCGACCCAAATAGAGCCACCGCCTCAAGAGAGATTGCCTCAAGAAAAACCGCCAGTTCATGGCACGTTATTTTAATTCTTTGATGATTCTTGCAGCTAAGTCCGAACCAGATGTAACTGCGCCTTCCATGTATCCAATGAACTTATAGCATGTATGCTCGCCTGCGAAATGCAGATTTCCAATGCCCTGTCTCAAAATTGGACCGAGCTTTGTGATCTCCCCAGGTGCCGGGAAAGAATATCCACACTTCGTCCAGCGATCAGTTATCCAATTGACCAGTTCACTGCGAACAATAGACTGGTTGATATTTGGATAAAACTCCTCCAACTCATCAAGCAATTCCTTTTCGGCATTTACTGATTTTGCAGAATCGCCGCCGCTGAATATCACAATGGCAGAATAATCAACTTGGATTTGACCTTCTGTGCCGTTCCATGTTTCGTTGATTTTCCTGTCGCCCTTGGCGTTTTGCGACACGTTCTTGTCGATCCAATATTTGCTTTCGACTGCCGAAAGATGCTTGATATTCATGCCCATCTGAGGAGCAAAACCATCAGGCAATTCCGGTGTGAAACGAATAGTAGACCACAATGAAGGTGGAATTGCCAATACAACAATATCGGCCTCATGCTTTATGCCATGAGCGTCTACAACAACCACATTCGGCTCAGTGATGATCTGCGTTACCGGGCAATTCAAAGTCAATCTAGTGCCTAGTTTTTGAGCAAACTTCAATGCGAACTGTTGGTTGCCACCCTTGGTGCGGTAGCTTTCGGTATCACTCCAGAATTTATCGAGGCCACCGCCTCGAATCAAAACTAGGTTGCCCAAAAGACTTTGCTTATCAGAGGTCACGCCGTTGTCACTCGATACCTGAATATCGAACAGATATTTGGCTATTGCCGAAGCATCTTGAGTGTAAATCCATTCTCGCATCGAAATCTGATCCAGATATTCGGCTCGTGGAGACAACCAAGGTTGGTTAGCATCAATATCAACAGCCATTTCCGACAACGCATTTTGCATTTTGGATATTTCTGTTTTGATATTTCCGTATTCTACCTGCGACAATTTTTGTTGCTTCAGGATGATCGGTGTTTCAGCGTCATTATCTTCGGCTTCCAAAAATTCGAGGCCGAACTCAAGAGCGTATCCGATCAAGCAATAGTGGTTTGAGCCGATAAGCTCCCCACCAAATTCGACGTTCATGCCAGAGATGAAATCGTCTTTGCTGTATACTCGGACACCAACTCGGTTGCGAGCTTCCAGAACTTGAACGGTATGACCAGCGGTCATTAGCTCGTATGCACAAGCAAGGCCGGAGAATCCTGCTCCGATTACAATTATTTTCATGGAATCCTTCCATAGTAAAAGAAATACCCATACTGGTACTACCGTATTTATGCGCTACAACCAAACTAAAAGAAAAAACCTGGGATCAAATGGACGGAAGCGGTAAAAATACGTTCTATCTGGCTTGATCGAAACGAATTTCGTGTCTAGGATATTGACGCTCGGTGAAATAAGTGCATCCAAATAGCCGAGTGAAAACCTTCAATAAGGCATACAGGTCATCGCTGCTGGGATAGAAATATTCCTTCAGATTTCGGACAGCCTTTGATGCTACAGCCCCAATACCCCGGATTGGTTCGAGGGCCTGATTTACTGGATAGGGTTTCTTCCTCAAAAGAGGTCTTAGGTGGCAATGGGCCGACGTGTAGCGGCTAGTCGGAGAGTAATCTCCGAGGATTGAATAAGAGCTAGGATTCAACACCCACCAACGGCGTGCCTCGTCGCTCAGATAAACGAGGTTGGGATAAATCACAAAGAAACCGATATAATCCGCTGAACCTATAATCGCTCCAACGGAAGTTGGGTGTAAATCAGAAAGAGCTTTAGAGCTAACTTATTGTTGGGATTACAGCCGAAATTTTCGGCTATTGTATAAGTGACTAATTACAGTTGCTTGTACAATGAATAATCCCAATAATAAGAAGGCTCTTTTAGTTTATAAATAATTATAAGAAGCGTTTGTTGTACACCCAACAAAGAAACAAGAGACAACGAACAGTCTTGCAATCAAAGCGTTTGAGTCTTATACTTAACCAAGAAGGGTGCCTTTCATTGGCACACTGCCAAGGATGTCATAAACCGCATGATTGAGACACATGGACCACTCGCAACTGGCAAAGGCTCTTACCGATACGGTGGGGCCAAATGTGTTTATCTGTTTCCAGCCGGAAGTGCTTGACTTCACGGATCGGGCAGTCGTACCTGAATTGCAAATATTCAGTTCGAGTGGGCAAATCAAAGTTATGCTCACGGACGAAGTTTTGCCGATACTCTTGCCAATGTTGCGGCTGAGTATTTTTGGAAAGAGCAACAAGATTGTCGCTTGGAATTGGAAGAACCTCGTAAGTTTCATTCTGGCCAAGACTGGCAAGACGTATCCCGTCGATGGGGCAATTATTGACTTGAAGATAATCGAAACTTATTGCGGGCGCAAGTTCAATGTTCCGAAGACACTGATCGAGGCAATGAACAGACTGAAAGACCTCATCACCACTGGTATGTGGAAAGAGGTTGAGACGGTTTATCGCAAGGTTCATATACCGCTCATCACTACGGTCATCCCTCATCTCGAAACTGTTGGCATCCTCAATACGCAAATCGGCAATAGGGTCTATGCGTATTACGAAATTAACGGCCAGGAAAATGGTCGTCTGAAATGTTCTGGCGAGTATCAGCAGGGCTATGTCCCGCACGCCATGAAGCCGGAGACACGGCAGGTTCTCAAGCCTCGCTCTGAGAGCGATCTGTTCATGGTTTTTGATTACAAGGGCATGGAAGTCTTCATGCTGGCCTGGATGAGCAAAGACCCGCTATTGCAGGAGTTTTGCCGGGAGCCGGATGTTTATGTTGCCCTTTACGAGAAAATCACCGGCAAGGAATGCGAAGGAAAAAATGATCGTGAAATGGCGAAAAAATTCTTTCTGCCGGTTATATATGGACAGTCGGCTTATTCATTAAGTCAACGCTGCGGTGTCGCCCTGGATGTCGCAGAGATTATTGTAGAACGCATTGACGCTTTGTTTCCGGTTGCTTTGGCCTTCATCGAGGGTTATCAGAAGCAGCTTCAAGAACTCGGATATGCCAAAGACATCTTTGGCAAACGCCGTTCAAGTTTCGAGGAAGGCAAAGAATATTCTGTCAGAAACTTCGCAGTTCAATCACCGGCATCCGTCGTGTGTTTGGAAAAGTTATCCCACCTATATTTCGCACTCAAAGATAAAACCGACCTCGCCTACACCGTCCATGACGGTTACGCTGTGTATGCAACGAAGGAGAACTGGAAAGCCATAGCAAAACTTGGCCGAGATGTTCTTACTGGCGAGTCAGATTTATGCCCCGGTTTACGGCTCAGAGTAACTTGCCGTGCTGGTCGCAACCTTGATGATCTGAAGTTACTCCGCACCTAGAGGACCAATGTTAGACATTTGCATAAATTACAGCATTAACGAAGAAGAGTACCTAGAGCTTGAACATCGTTTCGGTCGCCTCTGTTGGCACGCCGCACACGAACTCAAGAAGAAGAACTCTCGCAACAACTACACCGATGATCCCGAAGACATCAAGCAAGAACTCCAGATGTCTATGCTCAGAGCCGGTAGCTATTACAAGCGACAGATATACATTGAAAAATGTCTTGCCGTGGCAAAGAAACATGCCACCGACGAGCTTATGCAGCATATCATACAAGAGCTAGAGAACTTGTGGGCTAACCGAACTCGACATGGCGCAAACCGCCAGAAGTTCGGGACGTTCCAAGAACAGCTTCTCCAGAAGATCGTTCGGCAAATTGTTCCGAAAGAGGAGAGGCCCAATAAGAAAGAGAACTTGAAGATTGACGCCAAGTTCGCTACTTATTGCAAAGCCATTGTCTGGAATGGGCAGAAAAGCATGGGTAAGAAGATAACTAGAGAGAAAGCAATCCGATCTGGCCAAGTAAGCCTTTCTGAATTCGATTACTTGGGTACGGTATAATCGGTTTATAATACGGAAATGGGAACGGTGTAGTCTGTCGCCGAGGGCATACAACTTGATTGTGTTTTACATAAATATGTTTTGTTTTTTTATATAAAAAATGCCTTAGTAATGCGACACTCCGTTCCTTATTTCTTTTCTCCTGAAGGTTGTCCCGATGGAACCCAAATCAAGACCCAAAATAACCACTGGATATGGCGATGATGGATGGACTTACGCCGGAATCCATAAGCAATGTGCAAAAGATGATTTTGTCATTGACACCCTGGGCGACA